TACACCCGATAGTTCCACCCTTCCAACTTCCAGACCGTTCGCCAACTTCATCATTGAATTGCACATCAATGGTCTTTTTGACCAACTTGCGCGGATACCAATACCGCTCCCAGCGTCTTGATTCAACACGGATGGTTGCGGTTCTATCCTGCACTTCGCCAGACTTCAGGACGTACCTATACGGATGTTCCTCGCGGGCAGAATGAATCGTGTGCTCTTTGTGGTCCCATGCCCATGGCATGTAGATCGCTTTGTTAGGGTCGGTTCGCTTGCCTTTGGCTTTCCCGTATCGAATCCACAAAAGATCACCGCTGAACTGAAAGCCGTATTGCGGTCCTGAACACTGGCCATTGTCGGGCACAACCCATTTCCAAGGGAATGACACGCAAATCTTGAGAAAGCCAAGGCTAATTTTGATCCACCCCCTTCGTTGCTCATGCCAGTCAGAAGGAAACTCGATCATGAACTGAAGACCTTGGATGCCAATAACGAAGTAAGCAAGCTCGATCCAGTCTGACGACATGACACGCACTAACTTTTCTCCGTGCTCAGATGAATAACGAAACTTCATACACGCCCCATCGAATTCCTGAGCGCCTTGCTCATATTGATACGTGACTCGCTCACGCAACGATCCATCCAGTTTTCCAAACGCTTGCCGAAGTCGCCGTATGGCACTCGGGATTTACCCGTCCCGTCGCATGCGCGGCACATCTTGGCGCTCAGGCTTGGTGTGTCGGCAATTTGCAGGAACTTCAAACCGCCGCACGGATGGCAAACGGCATCGAGCCAATGCAGCAGAACTGCAGCGGCTGCACGGTCGGGCTGTTCGGTGTTCCACTTTCGCGCCTGGTGCGTCACCTGCTCACGCACCGCTGGCATGGTCTTCAGCTTGCCAAACAGCAGTTTCATTTCATGCTGATGCCACTCGCGGGCCGTCCTCATGGCCTTTTCGTGGACAGACTTGATACCCTGGCGCTCGTCCGATACCGTCAGTTCTAGGGTCTTGGCCAACTGGCGCACAGCTTCCGGGTGCATGCGCTTTGGTTTCTCTGCGCCATCCCACTCGCTTACCAGTCGCATCAATGCGGCACCCACGCGAACAGGGTTCCATCCGGCAGCAATCAGCAGATCAGCGTCCCCGCGCTTGTCGGCCTCGGTCTCGAGGTTCGTTGCAGTGCAGGCGTCAGCATAGGCTTCTTCAAGGGTGCGGCGTTCTTCAGTCTGCATGGGTTTCCTTTGCGGTTGATTTACGGTTGCAGCCGTCACATTTCGGGTCGTCCCGGCCTGTCTCGGTCATTGTGTAAACGCAGTCAGCGATGATCCGAGCCGCCATGAATGGTTGTTTTGGTAGTGGCACCTTTGGCGCTGTGGATGGGGTGCAGTGGCATCCGTAACGGGCTTTTGAGGTCATGCGAAGGTCATCCCATCCATAGAAAAGCTGGCGTGCTCGATGGCGTCAATGCTGCAGACCTTCAGTGCGGCTATTGCACGGTCTGTTGCCGCTGCCAGGGCCTGGGCGACTTCGGGCGTCATCAGGTATTCGCTGCGTGCACACTGCTGGGCGGTAGACAATGCCCCGCGAATCACCCGGATGTCGGGGATGTCCGTATCACGGCAGTCGTACACCTTGGCCATGCCTGCCAAGGTCATCAGCACAATCAGGCCGTTCAGTGCTTCGGGTTGCTTCTCGCCCAAGCTCATCCATGCTTGGGTCTGGTCGGCGTACAGGGCATCAATCCACTGCTTGCGCGCTTTCTCTAGCACGTTGGCTCGGCGGCGTAGGCGCTCGTTATCAGCATAGGAAACGCCTTTGTTCAAAAAACTCATGAGATTCATGCGCGCCTCCGAGAAGAGTCGTTTGCAGCGCTGATCAACTGGCCCCAAGGATTTGCGCCGTACTCTTTCCACGCCAAATTGGAGCGAATGCGGAGAATCACCTTCTTGGTCACGCCATAAATGGGCGCTAATTTCATGGCGCTTTCGGGTCTTTCCCGGATCTCTCTGGCTTTGTCCATGTCCAGCTTGGCAAACTTGGACTGTCGCGCAAACTTGGCCAGCTTCGCGCCTTTGGTAGTCTTTGACAGGCTTCCGCGCTTTCCGGCTGATGTCATCAATTGCGATACGGTTTGAACCTTGAAGTGATCCGGGTTGATGCACCGCGGTTCTTCGCATTGGTATGACAGAAATTCACCGGGTTTCAGTTCCCGCACAAGGCTGGTGAACATGTCGCGTCGAACATAGGTGCACGAGAACTTTTGTCAGCTTCCCGTTCGGCATGGTCTGTAGATTGGGTATCCCGGGCCGGATGTTGCTCCAGTCCACAGTAGGCAGTCCCCGTATTCCTCGGTCTTGTCAAGGCACCGCGCCATGTCCAAGGTTTTGCGGGTCATGTGCTCAATGGCTCCGCGCGTTGTTAGGTCGAATTTGTCGGTCATCATGTGTTAATTACCTGTCGAATGGTTTCATTCAATGCGCTCAGTTCGTCCATCTTCATGACAGACCAGATGCGCGCTTGTCCGTGAATGCCGTTGTGGCTTCCTTGGTGGCAGTCTTTGCAAAGGGGAATTGAGGTAAACCATTGCCCTTGTTTGATTTCGTGTGCATCGCTTGGACCTGGTGCATTGCAGACAACGCAGCCCATGCTTTTGATGCGCTCGATGTGAGCGCTTTCAGCCTTTGTCGGCTTGGCTTTGTTCTTAGACCACATCAGGGCATCCACTCCAAAGTAAGCTCGAACTGATTAGGGTTTTGCTCAACCGTCGCGGTTTGGCGCACCTTGCGGGAACGCTTTTGCTTGGTTGTCGTCAGCCCCATGCGGTCAGCGCACTTAGGACCGTAGTTGCACCCACTGATCTGTATCGTTGCGGCGCGTAGGGGACGATTGCAGCGGGCGCATTTCATGCTGTGATCTCCCCAGTCTCCGCATCAACAGTCAGCCGACTGTCGCGCTTCGGCGGTTCAAGTTCTTTTGGCGCTGGAAATTGAATGTCGTTGTCACATCCCCAAGCGAAAATGAACTCGATCAGTTCGGCGCATTCCTTGCGGGTCAGGTTACTTGTGCGGCGAAACACAATGTCAATGCCGTGGCCATCCAGGGCGGGCAGCATTTCAATATGCTCGCCACGGGCGCGAAGCCATGCAGCGGTCAGAAGGCGCTTCCATGTGTCTATGTCGCGCTTCTTTCCGGCCCATTCAATGTTTTTGGATATGTGGCCCAACATCGCGTGAAGCATTCTGTTCTCTGTATCGCTGCGCTTCTCTTGGCGAAGTTCCAGCACCATCCGATGCCCGGCTGTGAGCATGGCCTTCAATTGCGGCCACAGTTGAGAAGTGATCGCGCCGTGAGCCTGCACAGGGTTGACGCAGGTGATTTGCATCTTGGTCATCCCTGCCCCTCCAACTCCAGCTTCTTGCGGTTGAATGCAATGCACCACAAGTTGTATTGCTCCTCTTGGGTGAATGGGTCATAAGGGTTAATGACCTCCCACCCTTGATGCGCGTCGATGGCATCGCGTTCTGCTTGGGCTTCTATTTGGGTCATGCTGCCTCCGCGAACAACGTCAATTGCAAAGCTGCGGCTTGCTCTTGGTTGTCGAGGTTCACGACATAGCCAGCGATACCGCTTCGGCGCAGCGCTTCGGCGTTTTCTTTGCCGTAGGCGATCAGCACAGAAGGTGCACCAGCCGTGCCAGATGTTCCGCCACCGGGCAGGCGAAACTTGATGCGCCCGGCCATGAACAACATGGCGTCTGCTTTTCGCCAGCAAAATTCCTGAAATGCCTTTGTCTCGGTTCTGGCAAATATCAGGGCTATGCCGTTGCCGTGGTCAGCCATGCGCTTAAGGAACTTTTCAGCGTGTGGTCCGTATGGCGGGTTGCACCAGACGCGGCCCACCCAATCACGGGCAAGGCCATCGTCTTCAATCGTGTATTGCTTTGTGGCAGTGCGCCATGGCTGGTATTGGCTTGCGCATGGGTCCATGTCAAACGCTCCCAGCGCTTGCAGCAATTCGGGGGGGGTAAGCCAGTCATGCGTTGTCGCTGTCGCGCCGTCGCCGCCAGTTTCAAATGACACGTTCATGCCATCACCTCAATCTCTACCGCCCACTCACCCCGCTTACCTGGCTTTTGGGAATAATTCCAAGTGATTGACTCGTCTGCGTCATCCCGGCCAAGCCATGCGGATACCTGATCACGAACACCTTTCAAAGCGCCTTGCAGGTTGTCTTTGTCCAAACCTTTGGCGCTGGGCGATACCCGGCCAAGGTTTACCGTTACTGGTCCTGCAGGGGCTTTGTGTGTGTTCAGCACCAAGCCAACAGCCAATCGCTCAGCCTTCACCTTGCGAGCTCGCACCATGAGGTGCATGCGGTCATTCAGCCCGCGCCCGGTTCGTAGTGGGATTGACAGCTTTAGGGTCATTTATCACCCCGAATAGCCAGCATTTCGGCTTGTAACGCTTGGGCACCAGCCAATCCGCGCCGTTTCTTGATTGATTCAAACAAGTCTTTCATCATCAAAAATCCTTCTTTCTGATTCCGTGGGCCTTTCGCCCGAATCCTTTGCAACCATTCCCGCGCTTCACACTCCAGCATCCAATCGGGGCATGTGTTGCAAACCACAATTCCAGTTCTGAGGGTTGCTATCTGTTCTGTAGCAACTTGCTCGCATCCTGAACATCCTTCTTTGGTCTTATCTACCGTCATCACTACCTCTAGCTTTTGTGTTCTGGTTAACTGGATCGAGGGTTCCAGGCAACAGAGACCCTTACCCTCGGTGCGGGTTTTGGGTCTCCGTAACAACTGTCTCGATGGGACATCATTGCAACGCCGCTGGCTGGTACGCCTTTGGTTGTTCACTACATCCCCATGTACCTGGGTCTTCCTCGCGCTAGTGACTTCGACGCGCTCGCGGTGTGAGGTTTCATCCTTCCGCTTTAACCATCCCCCGGATCGTGTAAATGACGCCTGGGCGGGATAGCGATCCATGTTTAAGGTCAATGGAGGGACCATGCTTCAAAACTTGTTGGACTTAATTCTGTTTTTGCTTGCTCGAATAACTTGTAGATTCCAGTGAACGTGTAGCCCACTCACATTCACGCCATGCAGCGGGACGATGTGATCGACCTCATGCGGTATGCCTGTTTTTTGCGTCATTCGAGTGCACTCCTCATAGATACGTTTAATTTCCTTGCGATTCGCCCATGCTGGGCACGCCTGCTCTATTCCTGCCCTGCGTGCCGCGCTATCAGCTAGTGACTGGGTGTGGTGCTTAAAGCATTTGCTGGTTGGCTGTGAGTGATAAACATCCGTAGGCCAATGTCCATGCCCCCAAGCACCATGGCTCTTGCGAGCAGCCCGCCCGGCTTTTGATTTTTTGTAGATAGAGAGGCAATCTGGGCACGTTCTCATGCTGCAAGCCTTTCCATTCGCCTGACCTCCATCAGTTTTTGGCAAACAGCCATCAGCCCGCGCTTCATGTGCAAGTCATTGGCATCCATGCCAACTTCATCAGCCATGCACCAAGGAAAATTTGTTTGCTCTGCGCAGCGTTGCCCAGTGCCTGATGCATCGTTGTCAGCAAAGACAAAACCACGCTTAACCTGGGGGGCGATATGCACCATGTTTCCAGCGCTAAAGCAAACCAGCACAGAAGCCCGTAAACCCACACTGCGCAGCGCAGCCAGCACAGATAGACCAGTTGCATAGCCTTCGACCAGAAATGTCTCTGGCGCTGTTTTGTCGCCCATGCGGAAGATTGCACCCTTGGCCTTCATGCCTGGGTTCATCTTCTTTTGGTATTTACGGTCCGCTTCAATCCACTGAATCATCTGGACACCCTGCAAAGCATTTGTCAGCAGATTGCGCATAGGTATCAGCAAGACACCATCTTTGGACACCAGTCCTTGGGCATCCTTAAAACCCTTAATCGTCAGATACGAGTGCTCTCCTGGGGTTGCCTCGCGCAACATCACTGCGGCCCGTTCAGCGCCTTTCAGGTACTCGCGCTCTTGATTGACTTTCCCAGCTTGGCGCTTGGCCTTCCATGCGGCTTTCTCAGCATCAGTCCATGGCTTTGCGTTCTTGTCCTCGAACCATTGCACCTTGGCTTCTTGCGACCAGTTGAAAACCCAGCCGCGCTCTCCATCCCAAAAGTAAGCGCCAGCCGTGCCGCTTGGCTTGTCGGTAGTGCCGCACCGCTTAATCTTCTCGCTTGGATACAAGCGGGATGGATCAATCTCAATGCCGTGTGCTCTAGCAAAGTCAATAAAAGAGGTCACAGTAGCCTCCCGTTCTGCCGCGCCCAATCAATAGGGTCTTTTGCTTTTTTCTTTAGGTTGCATGTTGGGCAAAGTAGCTCAACATTTTTCTGGACATTCAATCCACCTTTAGATACAGGAACAATGTGATCTAAATGCTTGCCTGCTTCAATTAGATCAACATGACAATTAGCACATCGACCCTTTTGTAGCTTCATAAGAGTGCTAATGACATTGGATGGCAAAACTCCACCAAACAAAACCTTAGCCCGTCGATTGTTCTGTACGACTAACCTTTCCTCTCGGTGTGTCCTTCGGTACTCAGCGATACGCTCGGCATTGTTTTTCCGATATTGTTTTTGATACTCCGCTTCTCTTTCTGGATTCGTGTTTCGTCTTTCTGCATTAGCCAACATGCATTTTTCTTTGTTAGCCAAAAAGTACGCTGATGAATTCTGACGATGGCGTTCGGTGTTCTCTTTTCTCCAAACCCTATTCGATTCGAGTGATTTTTCTCGGTTCTCCCAGTACCACTGTTTAGCGCGAAGCCTTGCGGCCTCTTTTTGGGCATCTGTCAAAATTCTTTCCTTACGCATTTTTTCTACCCTTTGCGTAAGCAATGTTTTTTTGACGGATTTTGTTCAGTACATTGCGTGTAATTGGTTCCCCATGACTAGAGCCAACAAGCCATCCTGATTGCGGCCATTTACCAGTCATGTCTTTGAATAGATGTGCTGCGCGTCCTTGTTGTTTTTCAGGCGATGAATTGGCTTTTACATACGAAACAAGCTGGCCCCACAAATGACGGTGATCGTCGGCAAGCTTCTTTTTGCCGAGCATCACTTCCTGCATTTCACCTGGGACCGCTTCAACTAGCGCTGTGTCTTGCTTTTCAAACCCGCATGACATACAACGCTTGTGAAATGGCTTGTAACCACATGAAGGGCATCCCTTCAGTTCCTTTTGCTCGTCATCACGGCGTATCTTCTTGTCCAACTTCTCACCCATGTCCAGGGCGTCAAGTCCATCAAAGAAGATTTCGCTGTAATCCTCTGCAAAACGTTGAATGTTCCCAGAGTGGTCAAGCAACAGGCAATCAAGCTTTCCAGTCTCGGGGGATGACCGAAGACCACGTCCCCACATTTGAATGGCCGTTGATAGCGACTTACGCAATGGGCGGCAATCAACAACGCACCCAACATCAGGAACATCAAATCCCTTTGCCAATGCCTCTACGCTGATCAAGACTCGCAGTGTTGAATCGCGCTTGCTGTACTCTTTCAAAAGTAGCTCGCGCTCAGGGGCTGTTGTCTCGCTCGTAAACACTGCAGCCATAACGCCAGCGTCCAAAAACTGTTTTGCCATTTCCTGGCAGTGCTTGATCGTTGCGCCAAAAACGATGGTCTTCCGGTTTTCTCCGAACTTGATCCATTCTGTTACTACATCGCCAATGATTTCCATGCCACGGGCTTCGGCTGCGGCATCGGTCCATTCCCCGCCAGCCGTAGCAGCCCCGGTCATATCTGCACGCTTGCATGAAAAAACACGCATCGGCACCAGCACACCTGATTTAGTCAGTTCGTGCATCGTGGTTGCATTGATCAAATTACTAAACAACTTGCCAAGCCCTGCACTGAATGGGGTTGCAGATAGCCCAATGCAAGCGGCTTTTGTTTGCATGATGAAGTCGGTCCACACCTTCAATTGGGTATGCGCTTCATCAATAATGATCACATCCGACTGAGGCCAGTATTCACGCTTTGCAAGAGTCTGGGCACTGGCTATTTGCAGCAGCATGTCTGTGTTTCTGCGCCAGTGGTTTGCTTGAACAATCCCATGTGCTGCAAGCCCATAGCCATCAGCAGCTTTGCTAGTCTGGTTTATCAGCGTAGTACGGTCACAAACAAAAGTCGCACGCTTACCCTTCAATAGGGCTTCATGCGCAATACGCAAGCCAAGATACGACTTACCTGCGCCCGTTGGTGCCATGATCAACTGGTTCTTGTGCCCTTCTTTGAAGCCTTGGCGAAGCGCTTCATGCGCAGTCACTTGGAACGGCCTGGGCGTGGGGAATGTTGCGCTCGCATAGTTCGGCGCATCATCCTGAAACAGTCGTGACATGACGGCGCTCATTACGCTGCCACCCGCTGTGCGCGTTCCATTGCTGCGATCTGTCGGTCACGTTTCTTGACCAATGCAATCGCTTCATTGCACTTACCCATGTACCCGTCACGGCTAATCCGCGTCTGAGCAAGCTCAGCATTCAGTCGTTTTATTTCTGCATAAGCGGTGGCCAGCTTGTCATCAGAATCCAGAATCTTTTCAATTGCTTCGCGGTCCGCCTGTTCGGCCATGGCTAACGATGCCATTTCGGCGGCATCTGGAGCGCCGTCGTCTTCGGGAATCTCGGGTTCCACCTTGTCGGCCACCGGGGGACGAGCCGAGCCATGTCCTCCCCTTTCAATGTCTTCTTCATGGCGGGCCTTGGCAGCATCACGATGCTGTTGCACCCCGATGTTTGCCGTGTTCATCACGGCAGTGGTGCCGTGCTTGGTGGTGTAGGTGCGTTCCGCAGATTTCTCACTTGAAACCGTTTCAAGTGAGCGGCGAACATTTCCAACGAATGGATGTGAAAACCCGAAGTCCTTGGCGATCTTGTTGTCGCTCCATTGGCGACCTTGTTCATCCTTCAGGATGACCGTGACGATGTGGCGTTTGTCGGCATTGCTACGGGGCAGGCCATGTTTGTCATTGGCGCCCCAGCTATACAACACCGCGTCCCGCTGGGTGCCGGTGCGGACATCTGCGTCAATACTGACGATGCCCAGCTTGTTGAAAGCATGGAAGCGGTGAAAGCCGTCAGCCAGCCAGTGATCTACGCCATCAAAGAATGTGACGACAGGCGGGAAACTAGCGCCAGCAGACAAGGCTTCAGCATATTCAGACACTGCTTCGCCATTTATTTCAACGCGGGATTGTGTGCCGCCATCAATACGGATGGCCTTGATGTTGAGTTTTTTCATTGTGGTGTTGCGATTGATTTGTTACGGTCTTGCTCACCCTGCTCAGCGAAATAGCACCCAGCCTGCACATCAGCCTTTCTGGCCTTAATAGCTGCGTACATGAGGCCTTGCCAATACTGGGCGTCTTCGCGCTGGTTTTGAGCCATTGCGATCTCCATGTTCACGCCGTACAAGACGGCTTCAGCAGCCCGGCGCTTGTCGATCAGTTGGGACAGATAGCTCATTTCGCCCTCTTGATGGAGTTGGTGCGGGCAGACTCAGCAGGGGTAGCAATGGCCACGCTGAACTTGCTGGGCTTGGGCGTCAGGTCGTTGCAGTGATTGGCCTTGGATGCCCATTTGCCCGTGAATCTGGGATCAGTGGCAAAGATGCTTGGCCGTGGGAGATCGCGGTAGCGGAATGGGGATGTGATGGGCTGCGTCATTTGCCCACCCGCTGGAGAAAGTCCGCATTCAGACCTTGCTGCTCCATCAAAGATCGTTGATGCTTCGCTACAAGTTCAGGGAGGGTTTCACCATGCACATAGAGATAAATCAGGTTGCGCAGCAGTTCACCGGGGACTTGATCCAGGTCAGCGGCTTTACGCAAGAAAGCGATATGAGTGGATTCGTCCACCAGGGTTTTCAAGGGTTCTTCTACTTTTCCAAATGGGCTTGTCATAGCGGCTCGGGATTGGTTTGGTTCTTCAAATTCGGGCATGTCTGTCTCCTGAAAAAATCCCCCCGGCGCTTAAGCCAGGGGGTAAGGCATGCCGACGCTTTGAGTCGTAGCGGCATGCAGGGAGGAATAGGGGTACATGACGGGTTAGGCGGCGAGTTGTGGCGCGTGGGCCATACGCCAATCCATTGCGTATTACATACCGTAGGCGTAAACCAACTCCTTGACTACGTAGGTTCCACCACTTCGACCGACTGTTGTCTTAACTGGCGGAAAGTCGCCAGTTTTCAAAAGCTCAGCAATCAAGTCTTTTGTTTGTTGATTGCTGGTGAAATGACTTGGTTTGTGCTTATCAGCACCACCGGATGCCCGGTGCAAGTCATTGAGGTTGTATCGGCCTTTGGCATCCTGACTGATAGCTGTATTGCATATGACGAGGTTCATCAGGCCACCTCTTTCTGCTTGCCAACTGGAACCAAATCATCAAATGAAACTTCGGATTTAGTGAAGTCAACAATCAACCGGTACCAACTAGGCGGAATACGCATACCGCCATTGGCCGCAAGCGACACAGCAGCAGGCGTTACATGAAGATGTGCAGCAAGATCGGCCTGCCGTCCGTCTTCCATTTCGCACCAAGATTTGAGGTTCATACAAATAGTTTAGCAAACGCTTGTCTATTTATCAAGCATTTACTAATTTATTTTTCGATACCCTAACGCCATGACTGAAGATGAAGTTCAATGCGAGCGCCGTAAAAGACTTGCTGGATGGGTGTCGGAGCATGGCGGGGCAAGCACTGTGTGCCATAAGCGCGGATTACCGAAAGCCACAGAAAGCTACATTTCTCAAATACTTGGCGGGTATAGCTTTGGCGCAAGAGCTGCGCGAAATATGGAGGGGAAGCTTGGAATGCCCGGAGGATTCCTTGAACCAACCTACGCCTTCAGGAAATACCAACCGCCCACCGAGGCGGTTTTCTTTCGCCTGCATTGTCTGATATTCGATGATTCGACGCAATCTGCTGTTTTCGGACAAGTTGAAAAATAAATCAAGCTTAGTTTAGTTTTTGCTTGACTGTAAAACAAGCGTTTGCTAAAGTCACTCCCAAGCCACCAAACAGGCTAGGAGCGATAAATGAGCAAGGTACAGATCAAGAGCAGATACGACTCACACGTCGTTGTCTATGAGTGCGAAGCGCCAGAAGGCACTCAAAACGCAATGAGATTTGCGCTTGAAAAAGCGGTGTTAGAGAAGGCCAACCTGAGCGATGCCAACCTGAGCGATGCCAACCTGATCGGTGCCAACCTGAGCGATGCCAACCTGAGCGATGCCTACCTGAGCGGTGCCTACCTGAGCGATGCCAACCTGAGCGATGCCAACCTGAGCGATGCCTACCTGAGCGGTGCCGACCTGAGCGGTGCCAACCTGAGCGATGCCAACCTGAGCGGTGCCAACCTGAGAGGTGCCAACCTGATCGGTGCCAACCTGAGCGGTGCCAACCTGAGCGGTGCCAACCTGAGAGGTGCCTACCTGAGAGGTGCCTACCTGAGCGATGCTAATACCAATCTCATAGGTGATCGCCCATATTTCAGCATTGGCCCTGTTGGATCACGTTCAGACAACTTGACTTTGTGGATTACCGAAAAAGGCCCGCTGTTAAAAACAGGCTGCTTTGGCCCTGACACATTTGAAGCGTTTCGCTCAAATCTTGAGCGTGAACATCTAGTCGGAAGTACCCATAGAAAAGAGTACGAAGCCGCCATATTGACGTGTGAAGCACATGCCGCCTTGTGGACACCTAAATCGGTGGAGGCTTGACCATGCAAACCCTATCACACAGCCAAGCCCACGCAGCGGGCGACCTGGCAAGCGTAGGCGCAACGGCTGGGCGCATCGCCAGGATCAATGAATCTCGGGCGCTGGCAGCAAGCGAGCGCGGCTTGTTCGATGGCGCACTGAAGGCTATCGGCAGCTTCA